TTTACACTTAAATAATTAAAATTCCACACTTTTCTTCTATATATTGTGGTGATAAATTCTTTAGATCACTTTCGTATAGTTCTAGGAATTTAAATTCATTCATTTCAAGCCATTTTTCTTTTTTGACATCTCTTTTTATACTTTGAAGATATTTTAATCTAGAATTATCATGAAAAAATTTATTAAAGCTCTCGTGCTGATCGCCCTGTATCTCAATTGCTATCTTTTTTGTTGCATTTAATAAATCAACTTTAAGCATTGTTCCATATACTGGGAACTCTTCATAGACTATATGATTTTTCCAATAAGGATAGAAAAATTGTTTAAATTTAAACTGCAGTTTACTACGACTTTTAGCGTCCCAATTTATTGAATATTTTTTTACATTTTTATTAACGAGTTTACCGTTAATGTTTAACAATCTCATGACGCAAGAGTATTAATGAATTTATTATAAAAATAATCTACTAAAGGTTTATTTTCTTCAAGATATGATCTTAAATTATCAATTCCTTGATGTTGTTTTTTAAGATCAAGATTTGTTTTTTTAAGTTCTTCAATTATTTCATCAGAAAATGTAACCCACGCTCCTTTTGCAGTTGCAAAATCCCAAGAAAGAATCTGATCAATAACTTCATATTCTCTCCAAACTGAAGATCCATCTTTACGACCATATTTAATTGGATATTGAACCTTAGAGTTTGTCGATTCATTTGTTGATTTTTTAATAGTAATTTTTACATTGTGACCAATAATTTTGTTTTTAACTGCATCATATTTGTCATTTGGTTTTTCTAGAATAAGGTCTTTGTTAAATTTTGGTTCAAATTCAAGAATCCAATTAGCAAAATGTAATAATGCATTTCCACCAGTTGCAGTTGTTTGACGAATATCTTTATTCGCGGCATAAGGATCAAGCTTAATATCAGATCTAACTTGACTAATAAAAATAGCCATATGACCACGTTTAGAAAGTGCTAGTGAAATTTTTTTCATTAACATTGATGAAATAACTGCTCCTCCTGCAACCTTAGTGGCTTCTGTCATTGTTTTTTGAGAATCACCTTTAGTCATTAATCCATCAACCGAATCAAGAATAAACAAATATCTCTTATTCTCGTCATTAGATTGAATAAGATCTTTCATTAATTCTGAAACAGTTTCAAAAATATTACATTCAAATACAAAGCAAGTTCCATCTACCCATTCTTGGGGGTCAGTTACGAACTTAATTCCAGAACGATCTTTGATTTCTTTGCTTAATCTTCCTTCTGCTTTAAAAAGTAAAGCTCTTGAGTTATCTATAGTTTTAAGAAAATTTTTAGCTACTTCAAGAGCTTCTGAAGTTTTCCCGCCTTCGTTCATTCCAATAAATCTATGTAATCCTGGGCATAGACCACCACCTGTAGCGATATCCAGGTTTAAACTACCAGTAGATACCTTATAGGATACCTCTTCTTCAAAATTATAATGATCTTCTTTGTTATCCTTTAAAAAAGATAATAACCTATCTGAAGCGGTTGCTCCAGATGGTTGCTCTGTTTCTTCTTTAGGTTTTCTTCCCATATAATATAAATTCTAACAGAGTTTTAGGTTTTTTGCAAATGTTTTTATCTTGTTCTACTTTGTTTTTTTCTAAATTTACTTCTTTTTTATTTAAATTTAAATTAAAAGATTCATATTCCTTTAATATGAAAGCCTTACCTTCTGGCTTAAGAAACCAAGCTAATGAAGGAGGTGGACTTCCTAATTCTTTAAGATTATCCCAAAAATCAAAAGAATTAAATCTTTTAACTAATCTTTGAGCTATTTTAATCTCTCTTGGCCAATTAATATTTCCTTTAACAAATTTTTTAACTACTAATTGACAAAGTTTATGGTTTGTAATTTTCAATATCTGACTTTATCATTCTTTCTACCAATTTGTCAAATGAAATCTTTGGGCTCCAATTTAATTCATTTCTTGCTTTTATAGAGTCTCCAAGTAGTAAATCAACTTCTGCTGGTCTATAAAATTCTGGATTTATTTTCATAAGGACATGTTCTTTATTATTTATAATTCCTATAAATTTTTCATTTTCTTTTTCGCCACGCCAAAGCCCAGTAATATTTGCATATGTAAAACTTTTTTCTACAAATTCTCTAACTGTATGGGTTTCATTTGAAGATAAAATATATTCTTTTGGCTTATCTTGATTAAGCATTAACCAAATCGCTTCAACAAAATCTTGTGCATGACTCCAATCTCTTTTTGCTTCAAGATTTCCAAGTTCTAATGGATCAAAATCTTGATTATTTTTAATTGCATGATATATTCTAGCTACATTTTTTGTAATTTTTCTAGTAACAAATTCTTCGCCTCTTCTTTCACTTTCATGATTATAAAGGATACAGTGAATAGCATAAAGATCGTAAGATTCTCTATATACTTTTGTTAGATGTCTAGCTGAAGCTTTTGCTGCACCATATGGACTTCTTGCTCTGATTGGGTGATTTAAATCTTGAGGACTATATATTACATCTCCCATTTCTTCGCTAGATCCTGCTGAATAAAATTTACAATGTGGGGCATATTTTCTAATAGCTTCTAGACATCTTAAAACTCCTAGAGCTGTTACATCAAATGTTTGAAGTGGAATCTCCCAGCTACTACCTACAAAACTTTGTGCAGCAAAATTTATAAAATAATCTGGAGATATTTTCTTAACAACTTCATCAATTGAACTGCTATCAGCTAAATCGGCTGTCAATATTTTGAATCTTGAATTATTTAAATTATGCTTAATATTAATAAAATTAGGATTTGAGTTCCTCCTGCAAATTCCATATATAAAATAATTGGTATTTTTCAAAAGATGATCTACCATATAAGATCCATCTTGTCCTGTTATTCCTGTAATAATTACTTTTTTCATGTTTTATATTCCGTTAAGATATTATCGAAAAATTTGCTTTGTAATTCTAATTTTCTTTTATGTCTTGCCATATTAATGTCATCTACTTCTTTAGCTGTTATTTCTTTGCCGTATCTAGCTTTTTCTACTGCATCAAAGGTTAGTTTATTTGTATCTATCATGTTTTTATATTCGGTAGATTCAATAATTTCGCTCATTTTATTTCTATTAATTTGCTCTTGTATAAAATCAAAGCATTTTTGCCAAGCATTATAACAATCTTTGTTTAAGCTCTTTTTGATATCTAATATACTTAAATAATCAAACGCATAGGCTTCATCTACTTTTAAATTTATCATTTGATCTTCTTTAAAATATTTATTTGTTTTTCCGACAATTTAGGATAAATTCCAATATAAAATCCATGCGTGTGAAGAAATTCGCTATTTTTAAAATTTTTATAATTATCGTATTTTTTGTAGCATGTTTGCTTTAATAGATTTCCAGATATAATTGGTCTAGTTTCTATATGATTTTCTTTACAAAAATTCATTAGTTTTTTAATTAAATTTAAATCTTTCGAAAGAAATGGAAAACAAAATGGTATTGCTGTTCTATTTTTAAAATCGGTAGGTAATATTAAATGCTTGCCCTCCAACACATTTTTAATGTGATCATAAATTTTTAATCTTTTTTCATAATATGAATCTATTCTTTCAAAATCTAATAGACCTATAAATGCATTAATATCTGTATTTCTGAAATTATTACCAAGAGAATAAAAATCAAAAAGTTTATTGACTTCTGGATTTCTATATTTAGATGAATCTATATCATAAACTGTAAGGCTTCTAGTCATCCCATGATTTCTATTCATTAAAAAATATTCATATTCTTCCTCGCAATTAGTAAATATAAATCCGCCTTCTACACTTTGCAATTGATGACCAAAATAAGTGCTAGTTGTGCTAGTAAAGTATGATGATATATTTTTATTATTATATAATCCTAGCGTATTTTCACAATTATCTAATAATATTCTAACTTTATATTTTGATTCTAATTGTTGTAATTTTTCGATATCTGGAACTTGACCAATTAAAGAAACGCAAACAATTGCAGCAACTTTTTTATGATTTTTTTGTAAAAATTTTTCAGTAGCTTGTAAATCTAAACAATAATCTTCCAAATTAATATCTATGAACTTTGGCTTAAAACCTTCCCTAATAAATGGAGATATAGACGTAGTCCATGTTGTCGATGGAAAAATTATTATGTTTTTTGTTTTAGAATAATATTTATCTTTTAAGTGCATCGCTAGAAGAGTATTTGCTGTTGAACCGCTAGAAACAAATACTGCATATTTTGAGCCAACAAACTTTGCAAAATTTGATTCTATCTTTTTAACGTAATTTCCTTGAGTCCAATTATTTTTAAAATTTAATATAAAATTACAGATTTTTACCCTGTCCCAAAACGTAAAACTTGAGTCATTTAATGGCCATATAAATTTAGTCATTATATATGATAGGTATATTTTGATGATTTTTCAAATAAAATTCTTCATTTATTTCTAGTAAATTGGTCTCATAGTTCCACTTGTATCCACAATGGCCAAAATGTTTCATTTGATATTCATATTTTAATTTACCATTTTCATGTAGCCAAGTCATATGTTTAACATGTGCAATTTCTTTTGGTATTTCTAAAGATGATAAATTCTTGTAGTTTATAAAATCATTATTTTTTTTGTAAGCTATGTCATTGTCCCAAAAGAAGCTGTCTATATTAATTAAATTAAATTTATTTTTAAATATTCTTGGTGGACAAAAACCATCTACCCATTGTTTACCATCGAATATATAGTTTTTAAAATTAATACTATACCAACAATAGTCTGGATTTTCATTAATAAAATTTATAGTATTTTTAATGTCTTCTAAGTTATAAAATTCATCTGCGTCTACCATCCAGATAATATCACAATTCATAATTTTCAAGTATTGCAAACAGAGATCTCTGGCTTTATGTTCTTGTATATAGCTAGGATTTGTAAAAATATGATTTATAAAACCCTTATTGTAAAAATCTAATAATAATTCAGTTGTTCCATCATTATTTTGATTAATATCAAAATACTCCATGAATGAAATAGACACCGCACAAACTTGTGAAATTAAACCTTCATCTTTAGCATTAATAAATGGGTAAAGACTTTGCTTTACATAAGGCAGGGAATTATATCCACAATATATTATGCCAATTTTCATTTATAATTAAATTTATAAAATGATATTGTTTTTTCTAGAGCTTCTTCTGTATCAGTAAAAGTATAGTTCATATGACCAAGAAGTTTATTATTATTTATAGCTTTATCATTTGCTGTTTTGGGATTTTCTGTAAGATTAATTTTACCTTGATAATTTGAAATCTTTTTAATTAAAAAAGCTAAGTCTTTAATAGATATACTTTTATTGGTAGAAACATTATATGTGCCTGTTAGTTTTAAGTTATATGATTCTTTGATTAGATTTGATAAATCTTTAATATATAAAAAATCTCTTTTATCTAATGCATTACCTAATACATCGATTTCTAATGCATCAGAATTCATTTTTTTAATTAAAGTCGGAATTACATGAGCATCTTTATCTGAAAAATGATCATTTTCTCCATATATATTTGTGCATATTAAATTGCAATAATCTATCAACTCTGGACAATCAATTTTTAATGCTTCTAAGGCGTACATGTTCATTTTTTTACCAATAGCATATCCATATGTTAAATTATTAGGTTTACCATCGTACAAGTCTTCTTCATTATAGGATTTGCTATAGGAAATAACGCTTGATAAATTTAAAAAATATGTTTTTATTTTTAATTCTTTAATAGCTTTTGTAAGATTTAGCATTAGTAAAGAGTTGTCATATAGCATTTCTACGTTATGATCTTTGTTATAGGTGAACCCTTTAACTTTTGCGGCCAAATTAATTATATTAATATTACTTATATTTAGATTCTTTAAAAAAGAATAAACAGATTTATAATCTAATAAATCACATTCTTTGCTTGAAGG